TTACGCCGTGGGAATCTTCTGGTCGGGAGCAAAATGTTTAACTACTTTGGCAACCAATTTGATAAGACCTTTGTTCTCATTATCGTTTGCCTTGCCTCCGTTCTTTACCATAAAGGCGTTTGCTTTCTTTACCCAATCGTCTATGGTTTTCGGGTTTAGCAACAGAGCCTCACAAACAGCGTCGGTACGAACATACCCGTTTCCGTTTTTCTTCGGAGCAGGTTTCTTTGGTTTCTTCTCCGGTTCAGGTTCAGGAGCCTCATCTTCTTCCTCTTCCTCTTCCTCTTCCTCCTCTTCTTCAGGTTCAGGTTCTTTTTTCTTCCCCTTATTTACAGGAGCCTTCCCCACGTTCTTCTCGTGAAGTTCTTTTGCTTTGTCCTGTTCCGGTTCTCCTTCCAATTCGTTGATAACGTCCTGGGTAGGCTTGGTAAACTTATCGACCTCAGGGTCAATGTACGTGATAGCTTCTTTTATCTCTTTTACAAGATCGGCAATTTTGCCTTGAACATCGATGGGAGGCTCTAACCCCGTCATCACCTTGTTCATTTCCTTTGCGGCACTCCGCAGTCTTTTTTCATCTAACATACTCTTTTTCGGTTTTGATTAAACTTACAAAATTCTAACGTATTATACAAATAAATTTACAAACAAATTATAAACATGTGCAAAACTAGTCGTTATCCTTACCATCCCCTGTTACTTCCCAGTGGGTTTCCGTATTGTTTTCCGTTCGGGAAAACCGTAATGATAGTTCTCCGAATTGGAACCCTGCTGCTCGTTGCTTATCCTTTGAAATCTCAAACCAGGCTTCCCCCATATCTACGCACCTACTACCGTGAGGCGTTAAGCGGAAGATATTATGAGCCATAGCCCCCATAGAACTAGCCCCACGTAGCCCTTTCTTCTTGTCCTTACCGGCATGATGTAAGAGTAAACAAGCCACTTTCAAAGCCCGTAAGTCCCTGAGGAACGGGTTAATCTTATTGTTCCACTCCGAATTGCTATTCTCCTCTTCCAAATTGAAGAGAGTACTGATGCTATCCAAAACTACTACCTTGTAATTCGGATGCTTCTCTAACCAGCGTATGACTTTGATTTGATTCTCCCTATCCGCCAAGGAAAAGGAATCTCCCGTATCCAATTGATATTCCGGTATGGATAGTATTTGCATACGGTATTTACCTGCCTGTTTCCCTAACCATTCAAATCCCTTTATCCGTTCCTCCATTTCCTGCTCCCCCAACTCCCCGTCTATGTACAACGTTCCCGTAGGGTTTTTGACTAGCCAGGTTCCCATTTCAGCCTCTTCTGTTTCGTAGTCCCGTAATCCCAGCATATAACTTATTGCTATGGACAGTAAGGATTTACCGGAGCCATAGTTACCGTAGAGGATTGTCGTTTGCCCCTCTTTTAGCCACGGTTGCAACAACGTACGGGGGTGTTTCCTCCTCCTCTCCCTTATCCGTTCGATCGGCACTATAAACGTGTCCAAATTACGTTTAGCCGTGCCCAGCGGTTTAAACTCCCGTATCATCTTCTCTGCTTCCTCCCGTTTCCCTTCTGCAGAGAGGGCTTCAACCGTAGCGGTAAACATTTTTACATGTTGGTCGTTAAGGTATTTGTCCGTAGCGTCTAGCAACGGGGTGACGTCCAAGCCCTCCCGTTCGTACTCCCGACTGAGCCCAGGTAAAATATCCTGTTCGATTTCCTCTGCAAGATTCTTGGGTATCTGGTTCTCACGGATAGCGTTGTAGTAGATCGACTCAATGTCACGACCAGGTGCCCGTTCATACTTGTCGAAGTATTCCCAACACCATGTAGCTATTCTTCGAGCCATAGCCGATTCAATAAGTCTGGAGTTCCAAACCGTTTGTACCTTCTGGCAATACTCTGTCGAAGTTATTAGCCCTATGACAATCTGACGTTCGATCATGGTATGAATTTTATTCCGGTAATAGGATGAACATAGCATTCACGTTTAGGGTTCCAAACATATTTGGTACCGTCATCGAATATGGGAGGATGATTATTGTTTGAAGATTGTTCATCCCTTTGCTCCCAGGTACGGATTGCAGCTTGCCAATCCTTCATACGGTTTTTACCTATCATCCACCCTTTGGAGGAGTTCCAATCATAAAAAGTTTTGGGGTTAATTTTGTTATGTCTTTGTTTGCAATATTCACGTACCCATTCTAGTTTTGGAGGGATAATATTCTTTTGCAGTGGATTTCTCTCTACTCTCTCTCTTTTTATTTCTTTAGGTATCACCCTTTCTTTCTTTTTCGGAAAATCGGTCGAATCATCCCATGCAAAATCTATTTGCAAATGGTATGAAATTACTCTTCCATGCTCGTCTTTTTGCACAGTTTCTTTAGCGTATTTTAATGGATAATCTCTTCTCATGTTTTTTGATTAAAAAAGGAAAACCAGAGAGGTTATGAGTAGCTAGCCCCGTCCCCCCTCTGGAAATCCCCAACCTTAAAAAAGCGTCCATCAACTGTTGATAACGTTAGAGAGTATACAGTTATGATGAACGGAAATATTTTCTTCATGTCTAGCTCCATGTTAATACGATTCAGAGTTTAAAGGTAAACGACGTTTTTTTAATTTCCTAATTTGGTACTAACTATTTTTTAACTACTACTTTATCAACTGTTTAACCAAGTAGTCTGCTTCTTCTTGTTTCATACTTCCAGGATCATCGTGCTGACCTAAAAGCATAGTTTCAGCCTTAATACCCCTGAATTTTAACTCTGCTACTAATCGGTCGGCTTGTACCTGAGCCTGACTTTCGGGATCATATATTACCCATACCCGTTTAAAGGTACGAGCAATTACCCGTACCTGTTCCGGTGTATACTGTATACCGGACGTAGCAAACGAACAGGTTCCCAAACGCCAAACGTCCGTTGGACCTTCAACGCAGATACCCGTCTCACGCCATTCGTCCTGCCGACCGTAGAGGATATGCTTGTGGGGTATTAACTCCCTGCCCTTCGGGCAAGCTTTGTACCGCTTCTCATGGGAAGCCTTATTCAAAGCTAGTCGGGTATCAAACGAAACCATTTGATAGTCCCAGTGGAAAGGAATAAGGATTCTGTTTCGGTACTCTATGAAATCGTCTAGGACGCTGGTTGGGCCAGTACTCATGAGTCCCCATATCTGTTCTAACCGATCAGGATCATAACCTCTTCGGGATAGATACACCTTGTGCCCATCGGACAGCGGGGTAACTCCAGTAGGTAATTTGAATTCAATCTTTTTCTCTATTGGAATTACCTGTTCCGTCCGGCGAGCAAGGAGTAGTCCATATTGTCGGACTATCTCTCTGGATTCCGTTTCTCTGATATTTAAGATTTTAGACAAAGTGGGTGTAATAGGATGCCAGCCACACCGCCAACAAAAATAGTAATTGCTGTCGATGTTGAATCCTAAATGATACCCAATATGATCCCCCGTACACCAAGGACATTCCGTATTCGCCCAGCCTGGACGAGCGTGTTTATGCCCCTCAGTGACGAAGTCTACACTGAAATCCTGATATAGCCGGACTATATCCATAAGCTAAAAGTTTATCTCACTCGTGATTTTCCCTTTATAGCCTCTGCGACGGAGTTCTGTAATCAACTCCTGGGTAGATACGTCCGTCAGTTTCAATTTATTCCCGTTTGCCGTTGGAACCTCTCCCAATAACCGATCTTTGATGACCGGAGTTCTCTTGGAATACTTGTAGGCGTTATAACTGTCTATGAGGTTCTTTACCTCTAGGTCTGTAAACGATTCCGTTTTTTTAGCCTTCCATTTCCCTCGTGAACCTAGTCCAACGAAAGGGGTAAACAAGCCTTGTCTGCTCACATGGGAAGAAAAAGTGCTGGATATTCCATACTTCTTGACTAACTCCCCAAGGGTAACTGGTAAGTCGGCTTGACAGTACTCAAGCCATTCATTTAAGAATGCTTTGTACCTTGCGGTTGTGTCTGATCTGTATACCATTTTTTAAGGTTTTGGTGAATACTAACGTTTCATTACTGTTGTAAATTCTTTTGCCTCCTCCATAGAGATAGCTTTCTCTTGGAGTAGTTTATGAGCAAAGTCTACCCGATACATTGGGTGAACATTCCTCAGGAGTTCTACCAAAGACATTTCTAAAACCTTTGGTGGGTGGGTGTTATTATCCTTATCCACATAGGGTAATCCTAGTGAAGTGTTCGTTGCCACGATGGCTTGTTCTAATTCTTGTCTTGTCGTCATAGTCTTAAAATTAACGTATTATACAAATAACTTTTTTAATAGGCAAATGCAAACTTTAAAAACCGTATGATTTGCTTTGTCTTATCCGGTGGACAGTCCATGCTTAATAGGAAACTCCTTAACTTCAGTTCGGGGCGTACATACACTACTCTCCCTGTAACTTTGTTCCGTAGTTTCTTGGGCAAGATTAAATCCTCCGCATGATCGAGTATAAGTTCCACCTCAGGCATAATACTTTCCGGTATCTTTTCCCAGAAAGGAAAGCTGAGCTGTACTTCGTGTTGGGCATCCTCTAAATCTCCCTGGATAGGGTAGATTCTCGTTTCTCTTTCCAAATAGCTTTTTAAGGTGTTTGATATAAAGTTCCATACATATGTACTTATCTTCCCCTGATCGGGAGTATAAGTCTTCATAGCATACAGATATGCAATTACCGCTTCTTGGAAAAGGTCGTCCCAGTCTAGTCCTGAGGACGTATGGAACGACCAAGCGATCTTCCTGATTAGATTTACGTTCTCTTTCAGGCTTTGTTCTATGGTTTTATCCATATACGATCTCTCCTAATGTTATGTATTGAAATACTACGTCGGCATCCCCAGCGTCGAAGTCCTCATTGTCTGAGTCTGTTAATTTTGCTAACTCCGGTCGCCCTTCCTTTGCCATCATATTAATCCCATGCTGAATGGAAGCCATCGATAGTTTCCCTACGGGAAGCCCGTCTGGATCTTCCAAATCAAATATTTCTAACGTATTCCCATCCATGACGGCGGGGAGGATAGCTTCACTAAAACATTTCATGAAGAATGTTTCATCTCCATGAATCTCCGGTACGTATTTACCTACATACTTGCGAATGATAGAGTTACTTTTGGAATGAATTAAGTACCAGTAGTTGGAACCACCCTCTATGGCTGTTATAATAAAGTCATTGAGGGTTTTGAGAGGAATCTCGTGCTTGATATTAACTATAAAGTTGTTCATATTACTTCCTTTCTCTTACTTTGTTTTTGTCTAGATACTCGTCTATGACGTGAGATACGTCGTTAAGTAGCCACCAAAGGTGTTCTATTTCCTTTGGGTTAAGTATGTTTTCGGTAATCATACCTTGGATCAAATTTAATTTGTCCACACATAAACTTTTGGTGTATTCCATAATGATTCTATTTTAATTGGTTACGGGGTAGCTTTTGCTAGCCCCTGACTCAATACGTAATCAGCAAATCGGTCTACCATTATAGATAGATTTCGTACGCCACTGTGTTCACAACCCATAATGAAATGTATTATTTCTGTTCGGGTGGGCTCATACTGGATATAGGAATAACATTCATTCCATACCCTTTGAAATTCTTTAACATCATACAAATAGTTACTACTCATAGTTTTAAGTTTTACTTGTTGTTTGTATCATTTCATCCATCCATTTATTAAGATATTCGACGTTTTTAAACCATTCTCTTATTGCGATTTTGACACATTCAACGTCGTGAAAATAATCATTTGCATATCTTACTCCTAGAAATTCAAATAAGGAAATACAACTTGATCCAGTAGGAATATCTTTTCCACAACCTCTGCAAGGTTTAATTGTCCTTGTTTTTTTAATTACTTTCAATGATTTAAATGGCCTTTTCATTATTCGTAGGATTTTAGTAATTCACTTAACAATGATTCTGTTTCCGTAATCTTACCGTCAAGTACAGAATCCAATACCCGACGTTTCCGGTCTATCAAGTTCGCTATGCGTTCCTCTATTGTATTGTTCGCTAAAAGATAATGTATGTTGACACTATCCTTCTGCCCAATACGGTGACATCTATCCTCTGCCTGAACTAATTCTCCAGGCGTCCAAGGTAGTTCGAGAAACACAACGTTGGAAGATGCCGTTAGGGTTATCCCTACTCCAGCAGCACGGATATTCCCTACAAATAATCTTACTTTTGGATTGTTTTGAAACTGGTCTACCATTTCCTGTCTTGCGGCATTTGGAACAGATCCATCAATTTTTACGGCAACCACTTGGTCTTTATTAAATTCCGCCATGAGGGCATCTATTACAAACGTATGTACGGCAAATACTACTAACTTGCCATCAACTTCTAGGAAATTAGCGATCCATCTAATTGATTCTGCTAGCTTCCCTCTTACTGCTACCTGTTTGAGAACCTCTATGGAAGCTAACTGTTCTGCGTTACTTGCTCGTTCGGCAGCAGCTTTCCCTTTAGTCTTATGAATATACTCGATGAAGTTGTTCTCTGCTTCGGTGTATTCACTTTGATTCTCTAATTCAATAGGTACGAAGGAATGAATTTTGTCTGGCAAGTCCTTAAGTACGTCAGTCTTTAACCGACGTATCATAACTGTTTTCGTCAAGACATCGTGTAACTCCTGTGTATTGGAGGCTCCTCCGAAGTCCCAACCAAAGGGAGTTTGATGGGCATTACAATACTGTTTAGCAAACGCCCAGGGACTGGGGAATAAAGAACGATCAATCAAAGCTAAAGCGTTATACACTTCAATGGGACGATTAACAACAGGAGTACCAGAGAGGGCTATGACGTGAGGTATTCCCTTCCCCAAGAACTTAACCGCTTTGGTTCTCTGTGCCTTGTTTGATTTGTAGTAATGACATTCGTCTGTAATTAATACCGCTGGATTCACTACTCGTAACCAAGGCGTCCAATTCGGAAGTACGTCATAGTTTATAATCAGTATTTCTCCCGTAGGTTTCCACGGAGAAGTCCCACTGAGTACTTCCACTTTCGGATTTGTCATCCATCGTTCTGCTTCTCTTTTCCAATTTAGTTTCAATGACGCTGGGACTACGATTACGACCGGACGCTTTTCAGGATGTAATTGTAGCCAGGCTAATGCCTGCACGGTTTTTCCAAGCCCCATTTCGTCAGCAATCAAAGCCCTTCCAGATTGATTCTCAATGAAGGCTACTCCTATCTTTTGGAATGGGAACAGTTCTCCTTTAAGTCCTGGAATTGCATTGATATTGCTTAATTCTATTTTCCGTAATTTCCTCCGTTCCAGAAACGCTTCAAGTTTCTTATCTATTTCAAAGCCCCAACCAATAAGGTCTTGGAGGGACTTCTCATTCACCGGAACGGACCAACACTTCTCTTCCTTATGGAATACTCGACCTGGTAATTGTTTTATCATTTCGAGTACCTCATAGTCAAAAGGAAATTTGATTTTGATAACCTCCTCTCCTTTTTGATTCTCCGCTAACGTAGCAGTCTTTTTGTTTTTGTTTAATCCAAATGATAACATAGGATGATTATTAGGTACATTAACAACGTCCGATGACGCTGTACTATCTACAATTTGAGACTTCGGAACCCATGAATCGAATACGACGTTGACTAACGCCCCTTTCAGACGTTCCAAATTCTCTTTGGTGTAACCACCGATCAAGTCCCAATTCCAATAGTGTCCACCACATTCGGGACCAATTCCCAATTCTACCGATACGGGATGGGTGAGAGTACGCCCGCATACACAACATGCGCCAGTTCTTCTACTCTCAGTAGTTCCATGTCCATATAAATATACTGCCCGTTCGGTTTCGGCGAGTTGTTTGGCTACAAAATAAATTAACAATTTATTATGAGTAGCAAACCCCGTCTTGAGCTGATACAATTTTACTTCTTCATTCATTTTCGTTTTTTAATTGAGACTTAAATTAAACTGTTGGACCTGAACTAGTAACTTACAAACAGGACAGGTTACAAACCCAGTTTGTACGTAAGCTACTGGGGCACTAATAACTCCTGCTTTGATAAGGCATTGTAACATACCTTCATTCTCAGAGTAATTTTTAATGATTACTTCCCCGTCTTTCAAGGGATATTTCGGGACATTGATTGTAGCCACTGCTACGGTGTCTTTGTCAGTAGCATCTATCAGGACAATAGCTATCCTATCGTTGTCGTAATAACGAATCTGGACATAGCATTTCCACTGCCTGAACAAAACTTCGATCTGATTTAATCCTTGTTGACTTTTTTTACTGGTCATCCTCTGTGTATTTTATTAATGTTCGTATTAAATGACTGTAATCACTGGACTTACATTCATCCAGCACTTGCTTTATTTCTTCAGCAGACCATCCCTGACGGCTAGCAGCCTTCTGAAAGGCTCCCATTAGGGCATAAGCATTCCCATCTAACCCTTCAAGGGTCAGACGTACCTTCTTTTTTTCTGGTACTTTTCCCAT